TAATCTGCGGGTATTCTAAACCGTGCGCACGGGTTTATTCAGATTTGTCCGTCGTTTCCTCCTGCTTCGTCCCACTTTGCCAGCAGTCTCATGAACTTGTCTGCCTTTGCGCTCATTAGCGTTCCGTAGTACTGTCTCTCCTGTCCGACCTGCACGTACAACTGTTTCTTTCCGCCGACATTGACGTAACCGATTTCCATGTCTGCGTGTTTGTTTCTGAGTCCTGCCATGTCAGTTCCCCCAATCCTTTAACAACTTCTTCCACATCTGGAAGTCGAGCGGGCAGTCGACGAACTCTCCGTTCTCCTCGCCCACGATCACGACCGTTCCGGCGATGACCTGTGCGGTGGGGTAGTTGCCGAACTGGAAATTCCTTGGCTTGCAGCAGTACTTCCCGTCCTCGTTAATCAGCATTGAGACCCCTGTGCAAATCGGCACTCTCTCGATGTACCCTTCCACCGTCTTCTGCAGATTCTTTAATGACGGGCTGATGTTTGTCACGTGTCCGACCTGCTCGTCCGGTCGTTTGATGATTACCCTTATCTTTTGCATATTTCTCCTCCAATATCTCCGCAATACTCTCCGCCCACTTCTGGGTCTCAAACCCACCCTCAATACTGCACCGGTTCTGCCTGTCGTATATTCGGTATGTCGGCCCGCGTGGAGTGGGCGTGGAGATTACGGTGTAGCGTTTGCTCAAAACTTGATTTCCTCTTCTTCGTCAAATGCAGGAATCCCCAGGAAGTCATCAGGAATCTGCCAACCGTACTGTTTATTGACCATCCCTTTTGCATCGATAATCCTTTTGCTCGGAATGTCATACCACAGCGGGATTCCGTCATAATTAACATTTCCGTTCAATCTGTTTTTGGTTACCTGCAGGATCCTGTCTGGGCTCATGTCATCATCTTCACGAGGTCGTGCGTAATTCATAACCACATCTGCAAGATTGGTAATGTTGGAACTTCCTGCGACCTCGTCGTTATCAAATTTATAGCCATTCCGTTTTCTTGGATGTACGACAAGAATTATGATCACATCATAGCGCTTTGCCATTTCTGCCAGCTTCCGAACGAATACAGATTGCTGTCGATACAAATCAGAACTGAGGTCGTCCTCGATCGCTGTCATCAGATTGTCAATCATCAGCATTCTGCATCCATATTGTTTGATTGCATTCTCGACCGTTTCAATGATCGTCTCGTTTTCGTCATCGTCCGTATCCACAACCGAATTGTCATAGATAAAGCATTTCTCGTCATACCAATCATGGATGAGTTCCAGCGCTGCGCCGTCGATCAGGTAAACGTCCTCGCCCCGTGGGCCGGTTGTATAATTGATATATTCACGTCCTGCGCACTGCCGATCGAGCCAGCCTTGAAACATCCAGTCTGTTAATTCTCCGGAATAACAAAATGTTGTTACATTCTGCTCAATCCCGTTAATGATGAATTGAGAACCAAGAGTTGATTTGCCGAGCCCTCGCTCGCCAGTCAGGATAATCAGCTGTCCGAAGTAAAAGCCTCCGAGCATCTTATCCAGCGGTCCAATACCCGTATTGATTCCAGACATCTCTGCCATGTTCTTTGGTTTAACCTCGCTTAATTTTTTGATTCTCTTGTTTTCGACGATAACCGCCTGCTCCACAGCATCGATTACGGCCTGTTTCCCGTGTTTTTGAAGCAGTTCGTTAGCATCCTTGCAGTTCTGATAATCTTCGGGCCTGACGTGCTTGACGGTTCCGTGAAAGCGGGTCTTCATCTCGTCCAGAAGGGTGATATATCCTTTTTCGTGATCTCCAAACACAATTAAGATTTCGAACTTGCTCAAGAAGTCCCAGCAGTAAGGCACCCATGTGAAGCCGTTACACCCCGTCGGAACGCTTACGACATTAATCTCCCCGTCAAACGCTTCGGCAACACTCAGGCTATCAATTTGTCCTTCCGTAAGAACAAGCACCTTGCTTTCTTCGGCATTGCATTGATCCATTCCGAACAGAATCGGCTTGCAGTTTTTCTCGGACCATTCTTTGTTTTTGTCCTTGTTTTTTCGGAAATCTGTTTTTCGATACTTAATGAACTGCATCTTTCCAGCTTCGTCAAAAAATGGAAAAACAAGAATATTGTCATGGTCTTTCTGGGTGGTTAATCCGTATTTTTCCGTGATCGCTGCGGAGACTCCCCTGCTTTCCATGTATTCCACGGCGGGGGGCCTCACGATCGGACGCGGATATCTTGAAAGGTCTCTGTATCTTTTCTTCCTGTTGAAATACTCATCGACCGCTGTGCCAAGTGAGAAGTTGAAATCCTTTGCCAGCGTGATCATGTTTCCTTTGGCTCCGCAGGAAGCACGCAAGCATTTAAACTGACCTGTGCGGAGATTTATGGCGAATGTGTTTTTGTCATCTGTCTTGTTCCGACAATAGGGACAATACTTGAATTGCAATTCATCGCCACGTTGCTGATATTTAATGTGTTGTTCCTGCCCGAAGCGTCTGGCGTCGTCCGGGTCAAATTCGTAAATGTTCAATCGTATCCCCACCCTTCCTCTTCGTCGGTGTCATCGTTTTCCGAAAATGCCGAAGGCGCAACTTCTTCTTCATTCTTTATCATTCTTTCTTCATTTTTTTTAATGTATTGTTTGTGTCCCTGAGTGTCACCTGAGTGTCCCTTCTGTGTCACTTGAGTGTCACCTGAGTGTCCCTTTACTGTCCCTTTTTGATTTTGTTGACCTTGAAAAAAGTCGTATTTTATCACGTTTATCAGGGTTTTTTTACTGTCCCTTTTTTGTGAAATCATGCCGGACTTTTCCAAATCATCAAGGAACTCGGAAACCTTGTGTCTGCTCCAACCCCACCGTTCGCCCAACTTCCGGAGGCTAGTGATTCTGGAGCCACGTTTTACGGTAATCATCCGCCCATCATAGAAGACTTCACGGTCTTTGTGGTTCATCATCATGATCAAATCAGCCCACGCTTGTCCACGTGCAAAAGGCTTATCCTCCCATACCCAGTTGTCGCGGATGTCCCTATACAGTTTGATATATCCTTTATCCGTACTCCCCACGCTCCAACCTCTCTTTCATGTCTCGATACAATATCTCCTTGATCAGCTGACCACTTGTATCCGCTTTGCAGAATATCGGCCTGAGATTGTATCGAACCGTCCACGCTGTGAGCGAAGCCAGGAACGCTGTTGGATTGAATTTACTGCGGTATCTGTGTTTGATGATTCCTTCGTAGGTCGCATTCTCAACGAGAAGGTAGACTGTGGATCCATTGGAAGCAGCTCTCTCCATTTCTCGCCGGAAGCGATCACGTCCACGAGTGAAACACATTGCGAGCTCATCCAGTGACATTTTGCGTTCGATCACGCATGTGGGCTTAACTGCCTGTGCTGTGTCGTAGATGTCGGAATCATTGATCGTTATCTGTCCGCAGTAGTCTCCATAATTCAGCGTTACCCTCTTATAAGGAACACCGAAGGACTTATATCTTTCGACTGCCTTCGGTGTGACTTGCTCACGGTTGTCAATGAGGATCTGGAACGTGTTGAGCACTTCCGTAACCTCGAAGTGGTCCATAGCTTAGAATGGAAGCTCGTCTTCGGAGCCGTCGGGAATAGACAGGAACCCGTCAAGGCCTGCGCTGTTGTTGGCTGGCTTGGACGTATCATCCTTAAAGAGAACATCATTCGGAAGCTTGCCTGCTTTGCCCTGACGCACGTCCTCTGCTACGCACGAATATTTCATGACTGTGTTGGAATAAACAGGGTATTCGCCGTTGTCGTTGGGCTTCTTTGCCTTGCTCTGCTTGATGTGGAATTTGCCACCGATGATCTTGCCCTTGAGCTTTTTGATGTCTCCATCGAACACGAAACCGCTGTTGGAATCTTCGAGATCCGCAAAGAAGCTGTTCCAGTTGGTCCACACATAGGTTTCGGAATTGTCCGTCGGGATGTTCAGGGTGAATACCCCATCAAAAGGCCACTGTGCGTTTTCGTTGTTCGCCTTTCTCTGTTCGAACAGGTTGGCGTAGATGTCCTTGTGCGGGCCCTCTGCAATGTCGAAGGCAATCTTGAGACACCTGTCTCCGCTCGGCCATTTGTCCTCTCTGACGCCTACGATCTTGATAACATAGGCTCCTTTGGGGAGCTGCTCGAAGTTGCTTCTGCGTTTGGATTTGTTGTATGTGGGTAGTGACATGTTAGTTATCCTCCTGTATTTCTTTCTGTATTGGTGTAAGTAGTTGTTCTTTTATCCATCTTTCGGATATGTCGCCTGTGCGTTGCTGCATCTTGTCGGCAAACCACATTTCACGTCTTAGTTTTTCATTGCCAAAAACTATTACTATGTCTTTGCCTTTTGCGTGTGCATATCCGATTTCGGCAAGTGTTCCGTAGCAATCGCCCTCGTCAATATATGCAAATACAATCTCTGCTCTATCGATTTGTCTTTTGCATATGTCGAGAACGTCTTGCCTTGTGTAGTAATTTCCCATACAGCCGCCCCATTCGTGTTCGGAATGAAGTGAGTCGACTGCTCCGACTCCGTGCTTATTTTTCCCGTGATAACAGCCGTGGTCGCAACTAATAAAAAACGGACCAGTAACTGTTAATTCGTCACTTACATGCACAAAACGTTCTGACAATTCATTGACTGGAAAGTGTTCCCAAAAAGCCACATAATAGAAACGTTCTCGCCAATCATGAAAGCCTATTTTGCCAGCAAGATAAACTGTATGGTGTTCCGTACGAACGGGGTCACACTCTTTCTTCTGTGACTCGATTTCTTTATGGCATTTCTTACACAGCGTAATTAAATCCCTCGAAACATCTTCATGACCGAACCTTTCATAATTGATGTGATGAACTTCCAGCGCTCTTGTGAAACCACATTTTGCACACTTGAACCCATCAATTTTGAGCCGCTCGGTTCGCTTTGCCGCCCATGCTGGCGAGCTATAATAATCTTTCAATGCTTGCCAGTCTCTTTGCATCAATAATCCTCCAAAGCCTTAATCACGATCATAATGTCGTTGTCGCATTCATCCGTGTCGAAGCTTCCCATCGGAACCTTGCACGTTGAGCCGTCCGCACTCAGAACAAATTTGTATTTGCCATCCTGCCTTACCGACCAAATAACCGTTGTCATCTTGGATTCGAGGACCAACTTCTCAAGCTTCCGCCCATTGGTCTTAATCCTTGTTCTGATGATGCCGTTATCGTCGGAAATGGTCTCGGAATGACACAGGATAATCACTGTCAAATCATCTCTCAGCGTCAGCGCCTTGTTAATCAGCGCCCAACCATTCTGTGCAAGGTCTGTCCATGCGCTCCGCTTGTCTCCGCCCTGCATAGCCAGGATCCTCATCTCCTCAGCGACCATTAAGCCGTTAAGGGTATCAATTACCAAATATTTGATGTGCTTGAAATGTTCCTCTTTGTCCACCTTGTCCATGAGACTCTGAATAACGGAAAAGCTGTCAGAGCAGACATAGTTCTTATTGGTCGTGCTGTACTGCTTTCTCCAACCTTTCCAGTTAAGGCCCTTCTTGTCGCAGTCAGCATACATCGTGGTCTCGGGCGGAAGGTTTCTCATTGCGGTCGTCTTTCCGGAACCGCTCTCGCCCATGCAACCTATTACCTTAGAGATAAGTCATCACCTCCATTACCTAATCCTCAGACTCTTTCGCTGGTCTGGCTTTGTAATTGCATCTATTTCATTCCATCCATTTCTCATTCGTTGATATACGGTTGTTGCGGTGACAGAATACT